ACCTTGACCAGGACACCACAGCTCGTGTCCACAAGGGTGAGATGATTCTCCCTGCCAAGCAGGCTGAGTCTGTACGTAACGCTATTGTCAATACCATGACTACCGGATCTAACACTGGTGGCGGAAGAGGTATTGTATTTGAGCAGGGTTCCATTGTCGTTAACCCGTCACCAGGAATGACTCCTATGGAGGCTCGTGTGACTGGAAGAATGATTGTGGACGCTGTAATGGAAGATGCTCGTATCAAGGAAATGCAGAAGGGACACTAAATGGGAACTACGCTTCCAATTGCCGGGCAAGAATGGTCACTAAAGGCACAGCCCGGCTATAACATCGTTGAGAATCCTAAGTTCGATCCTCGTATTCTCAACCTACCTATGCGTCAGGTATCCCAGGGCTACGGTGGAACCAGGGACTCTACGCTCTATCGTGGAGCAATGGTGGCAAGAACTGAGAGGGATAACTTCAAGTACAAGGTGAACTTCCTCTATAACCCTTCCACCATCACGGAGTCCCGTTCCATTGACCTGAACAACCAGGTCTTTCCGGACTATGCCCGTGTTCCTGGCGACACAGGAGACTATCAGACGGCTCTGAATACGACAGTGAGCTTTGCGCTTCTGTTCGACAGAACATTCGAGATGTGGGATTCCAAGTATCAGACAACAGATGTCGGTACATTCGGATGTTCTGTAGACACCAATGCGTTCTTCAATCTCTGCGGAATCAACACCAAGCAGGAAGTTCCTGGTGTCCGTGGCGGTAAGAGTTCGAACATGGTTGTGCAGGGACCTATGGCAGCCGTGCCCATGGATCTGTATTTTGGTTACGGCTCCCCTGGTGGTCTTCACTACTTCGGAATCATCACGTCGCTAGGTGTGACGTACACACACTTCTCTCAGCAGATGGTGCCTGTACGCTGCGCTATCGACATTGGCTTCACAGTATTCGCGGATCGTAAGGGAAGTGAGGGCTAATGCCTATTGACACGAATAGCCGCTACGCATCTAACAAGATCGTGGCGGTAGATATCGACGGTAAGGTTCGCCCTACCATTGTCATCACTCCTCCCGATGAGCAGCGTATCAATTACAGCACGTATGTCTGGCAGGACGGAGACCAGATCGAATATCTGGCTTGGTCTGCCTACGGTGATGAGCAAGCTTGGTGGGTCATTGCAGACGCTAATCCAGAGATCATGTACTGGAATGACTTGCCAAGAGGAACGAAGGTGAGGGTGCCTAGTGTCTAGCAAGATCAAAGCAGCCCCGTTCTTTGGTGTGGAGGTCAACGGAAAGCCCTTGGGTTACTATGCCTCAGACCTCCAAATCATTCAGGAGACGGATAAGCACACGATTGCTCTCCTTGATGTTCAGTACTTGGGGCAAGGCGCATCTATTCGAAACACGAAAGCCACCAATAGATGGACCTATATCAGGGAGAACACTCCTGTCCGTATTACGTACGGGATGTACCCTAACTACACCACCGACTTCCTGGGGTATGTGGCGTCATACAAAATTCTGAAGACTACCACTGACAAGCTGTATTCGGGTATGCTTAATACCAGAGTGCAGTACACCATTGTCGGTAGTAGCCTGCCTATGCAGTCTACGGTTAACAAAGCGTGGAAGAACAGAAGTCCATCAGCTATTGCTTCGGCTATTGCTGTCAAGAATGGTCTTCGCGGAATCATCCATCCATACAGCTCTGTGTACAACTATCGTCTACAGAACGCCAGTGACTTCCAGTTCCTATGTGATCTGGCTCGTGAAATTGGATATCGTTTTTACGTAGAGAACACAGACCTGTACTTCGTTGACCCTACTATTCTGATGTCACAGAACACATTGCGAAACATTCCGCAGTTCTGGGCACTGAATACTCCGGGCATCAAGGACACGTTGGAAGAGTTCAAGCCCAGCGTGGGTACGACGACCGCTGAGACTCTGGTAGCCAAGAGATCCGTCACGGGTATCAATCCGCTGACAGGACGCATCGTGGACGCCAATCAGCAGTACGCCTTGTATGAGGCGTTCACGTCCATTCCCAAGGCTCCTATCCTGTCCAAGTACGAGCGCCGCTATCCAGTGGACTCCTACGCTGAGGCAGTACAGAGACTGGAATCCTCTACCCAGAGAAATCAGTACTGGACAACTGCCACAGCAACAGTATGGGGAGACTCAAGAGTCAAGCCGAATTCGCTGGTGGAGTTCGTGGGACAGGGAGTGCCGGAAGACAACGCAGGACTCTGGCTGGTGAAGTCGGCTACACACAAGATGTACATGCCGCCTAAGTCAGGTAACGTCGTCAGCGGTAAGTACCATATCGAAATGAAGGTATTGCGCAATCAGTCTTACACCATCAACTTCTCCTCACCAAATGCTTTGTCACCATCGACTCAGCAAGTAGGAGCCAAGCTGATCAATGGTGTTTGGAAATCTACTAACGTGGGAGCGCAATCAAATGCAGTGTGACCTTTACGGTGTATACCGTGCTGTTGTGACAAGCACAAAGGACCCGTCCAACAAGGGACGAGTCCGGGTAAGGGTTCCACAGGTTGCGGGGAACGCGGAGTTGGAGTGGGCTGAGTCCATGAATCCCGCGCTCCCCGTTCCTGCTGTGAACAGTCTTGTGTGGGTCATGTTTAACGGCGGATACATCAATAAGCCTTTGTACGTACCTCCCACAAAGGATGAGAAGATCGTGTGGACCACGGCTTCCCTGGCTACGGGATTTACACACAACGGAAATGCTCAGGGAAATGTGCAATGGACTACCTACGTAATCGGTGGCCAACGCTGGGTGGAATGGCGTGGTGGCATGAATGTCAGCCAGACGGGTTCTGCCGGATCGTATGTAATGCCCAATGGTGGTGAGTTCGAAACGTTTACGAACGACGAAATCATTCCACCAGCAAAACGAGTAGTGTCCACAGCACAGAACTACTTTGGAGGTACTACTCCTTCCATCAAGATTGACTTTAATGACGACGGAAGTTGTGTACTGATTGGTTCAGCCTCGGTGCAGACTTTGTGGGTAAGCCTCAACAATGTTCGTTACACGGTTTAGGAGATGTTCGTGGGAACACAAATGACTATTCCATTCACAGTAATGGAAACCGGTGCGGTGTCCACCGAAACGGACATCGATATTCAGACCTCTCATCGCATTCGTGCACTTGTGGGAACAGAGCCGGGACAGCGTGCTATGCGTGCTGACATGGGAATTCCTCTATCCCGTCTGCTGTTCGGTGTGGATGAGAACCTGGTGGACGCTGAACTACGTCAGCGTGTGACTACTCAGATGGCTGCTTACGAGCCTGGTACAGAAGTCACTGCCATCACTCCAGTTACCAACCAGACTAATGACGGGATTGCTTCGTTGGAAATCGACTTCGCTCCAACTCTTCAGGCTTCGCCAGTACGAAGAGTTTCGGATGCTGCGGTTATTAAGACAGGCGGAACAGTAGTGGAGGTTCCTGCAAATGGCTAGTGTGAATCCAGGAATCAGCATTGACTACACTTCCAAGGATTACCAGGGATTCCTTGATTCCATGCTGGAATACGCGACAGCGGCATTCCCTGAATGGACCAATCAGAATCCTGGCTCCCTGGAAATGATGCTCCTTGAGTCCTTCTCCAGAGAGATGGACGTGCTGTCTTACTACGGTGATCGTGCTGCGGCTGAAGCGTACATTGGTACAGCTACTCAGCTAGCGTCTGTCATCCGTCTGGCACAGCTACTCGGTTACACACCTGGACAGCCTATCGCTGCCACAGGATCTGTGACGTTCGAGACTGACGAGACGCAGAGCACTGCGGTAGTAGTTCCTATGGGAACTCAGGTCACGACACAATACGTGGCTTCTCTGAATGCTCCTATCATCTTTGAGACAGTAGAAGATGTCAGCGTTCCGGCTTCGGGCGGTACTGCATCCGTACAGGTTATTCAGGGAGAGACACAAGGCACCGTAGCCTTCACCATGGGAAAGCCCACGGGGAATGACTACACGCTCCTTGTAGAGCCTCTGGGGACTTCTACCGGAGCTATTCTCCAGGAGTACACGCTGTCCAACAATCCTGTTGTAGGAGGATCGGTAGCTGTCTACCTTGACAATCCTTCGTACAATCCGGCAGCCTTGATCAATGACGTAGAGCCTCTTGTCCCTTGGTTTGAGGTTTCCACTCTGATGGACGCTGTAGGAACGGACACGGCTTGGGCACAGACTACTGACGAGAATGGTGTTGTCACCATTTCCTTTGGTGATGACATCAATGGTGCTGTTCCTCCTTCAGGTCTTAACATCTATGCGGCATATCGTGTGGGTGGGGGAACTGTAGGTAACTTGGCGTCCAACCAGATTGTGGATATCGCTTCTCCTCTTATCGGAGTTTCCATTGCGTCGTCTACAGCTATGACTGGTGGAGCCAACGCAGAGTCCATTGATCAGATCCGTGTGAATGCGCCTCGTGCGTACCGTACACAGGATCGTGCTGTGACTCTGAATGACTTCGGTAATCTGGCTCTCGGAGTTTCCTCAGTATCCCAGGCCAATGCGGTAGCCAACACGTACACGAACGTCACGGTGTACATCACTGCTGTAGGCAACACAGTGCCCACACAGGGGCTTCTGGACGTGGTGACGACCTACCTACAGGACAGAGCCATGGCAGGAGCTACAGTGACCGCTCAGGCCGCTTCCTTCGTGTCTGTTAACATCGGTTCTACCGGCTCTCCGGTTGTGGTGGGATGTGATCCTCGCTATAATCCGAGTGCTATTCAGACGAAGGCTACTCAGGCAATTCAGGGATTGTTCGATCCTGCCAACGTAACCTTTGGTCAGCGTATGTCCGTGAGCAGCGTATACGCAGCAATCAATGCAATTCCTGGAGTGTCTTACGTAGTCATTCCTCTTATGGCACGAAGCGACGCTGTTCAGTCCGGAACTGCTGATGTCATTTGCCGCGCATGGGAAATCCCTAAGGCAGGTAACATCGTAGTAACTGCTACCGCTTCATAAGGAGAAAGAATGGCTGCCGTATACCCCACAGCAGTGAAGAGCTTCAAGGCTCGTCAGAACTACACGATGATCGTTGACGCTGGTGACGTTAACCAGGCGTACGACGAGATCACTTCACTGCAAACCGTTCTGGGAGCTATGCCTCACCAGGACTCATTGGATGGCCAGTTGAAGACTTGGCCGAATGTCAAGAGCAGTATTGCATCTGCACGTCGTGGTCTTACCCACCCGATTTGCCGAGTGACTGCTACTAACTTCCGAGTACCATTCAATGACGACACATTCCCTGTGTTTACTTCAAAGCAGGTGGACACTCACGGAATGTGGCAAGGAGGTTCTACCCTTGTCTGCCCTCGTACTGGCTGGTATCACATCGCTGGATACATCAGATGGCACAAGGACGGAGCCAACCTAGCTGCGCAGACACAGGAGTACGACCGTTCCGGTAAGAGCCAGATTGGTATTTGCAAGGCCACTGACACGGTATTCCTCTGTGGACAGACTTCCTACTACCCTAAGGGCTGGCAGGATCTGACAAGAGCAGACACTAACGCGTTCATTTACTGGACGAAGGGAAGCGCAATTCGTCTTAACGTCTATCAGGCGGTACTGAGACGAGAGCGTATGTGGGCCACGGCTTGGCTGACTGCCGCTTATCACCGTGACGCACCGACCGCTAACAACATGTAGAAAGGAAAGGCATGACGACACCAACACTTCCTGGCAGCACTGGCTATGGAGTAGACATCTATGGGACTGTGCTCTATGGCTACTCTCAGCCGAAGAGCCTGAGTGTTGAGCCATTCATTGCCACTCAGACGGACTACGGGAGAATCACACTGTCCTGGGCTTCCCCCAATGACAGTTCCTGGAACAAGCTGAGACTCGTCAGAAGCACAGATGGGTACCCTTCTACTCCTAGCGACGGTACGGTCCTCCTAGAGGCTCGTACGGACTCTATCCGTACCTCCTACGACGACGCGTTCCTGACTCAGGGAGTTATCTACTACTACTCCATCTTCATGAGTCAGGACGCTGCGGCGTACAGCTCTGGGACCACGTATATCCAGAGTGCCGTGGTCTTTTACAATGGCACCTACTGGTTCTCTCTTCAGGAGAACAACACCAATCACACTCCTGCTATCGGGTCTACCTGGTGGGCTCCTACCACTTACTTTCCTACGTGGTATCCAGCAGGAAGCGTAGCGTCTCTCACAGTACGTGATCAGGGATACTCAACACGTCTGTACGACCGCACTCCGCAGCCGTACAAGATCGTAAAGTCTGACTTGTTCGCTAATACTACGATTGACAATCCTGCGCTGGCTCGTTACCTGTCGCTATTCGGGTATCAGCTCGATTACATGAAGACTGAGTACGACCAGCTATTGAATCTGAATAACGTTGACCTGGTATCCGCTGCGAATCTGGAATGGCTTGGTAAGCAATTCGGAATCAGTACGGATTACATTTCCTCTCCTCGTTTGAGGAGAACACGAATCAAGAATGCGTCTGTAAACTACCGTCTCAAGGGAACTTGGAACGGAATTCACAACGCAATTGCGTCCATTACCGGATGGGATTCCGAACTGGAAATCGGTCCGAACATGCTGCTGAATTCTGACCAGTCAGCGTTCGCACATCCCACATATGACTTGTGGAATGTGGATACGAATTACTTCGTAAACCAGTTCGTGACATACAACGGATTCAACTACAAGAACATTGTTGCGGCAAAGGGAGCAGCGCAGGCACCTACAGGGACCAACTCCTCCAACACATGGTGGCAGGTCCAGGTGAACTCACTGGACA